GAATATGTTCGTGGCAAATAATAATATCAGGAAACTATGATATCAAAACAACAAGCCGTAGAAGAGTTGATAAAATGTGGCAAGTCTCAAGAATACTTTGTCAATAACTTTTGCCGCATTCCACATGCGGTTCACGGCTTGGTACGCTTTGACACATATGATTTCCAAGATGAACTTCTTGTTGATCTCGAAAAGTATAGATTTAACGTAGTACTAAAAGCAAGACAGATGGGTATATCAACAATTGTTGGTGCCCATATTGCTTGGCTAATGATGTTTCATAAACACAAGAAGGTTTTAATCCTTTGTACAAAACTTGAGACAGCAAAGAACGTTGTAGTTAAAGTAAAAGAGATGGTTAAGGCACTGCCTGAATGGATGCAGATTGCAAAGATTAGTATAGACAACAGAACTAGTTTTGAACTTTCTAACGGCTCATGGATCAAGGCTTCATCAACTGCTGGAGATGCAGGGCGTTCTGAAGCCTTGTCCTTGTTGGTATTAGATGAGGCTGCTTTTATTCCAGACATGGAACAATTGTGGACAGGTATCTACCCTACTATATCAACAGGGGGGCGCTGTATTGCCCTCTCAACACCTAATGGGGTTGGTAACTGGTTTCACACCACCTATGTTGATTCCCAGTCAGGAGTCAACGCTTTCAAGCCCACAAGGCTACACTGGAGTAGACATCCAGATAGAGATCGTAAATGGTTCGAGAATGAAACAAAAAATATGAACTCTAGACAAATCGCTCAAGAGTATGAATGTAATTTCAATGCTTCTGGAGAAACAGTCATTGCTCCTGAAGATATTGATAGGATTGATACAATGGTATGTGATCCAAAACACAAAGTGGGATTCGATAGGAACTATTGGATTTGGGAAGAGTGTCAAGATGGAAAGAAATATGTACTGACGGCAGACGTCGCTAGAGGTGATGGTGCTGACTATTCTGTGTTTCATGTGATTGAAACAGATTCAATGGAAATTGTTGCTGAATACAAAGGAAAGCCAAGCATCGATGACTTTGCCAACATGCTATATTCCGCCGGTAGAGAATATGGTGGTTGCTTACTAGTCGTAGAGAACAATAATATTGGATATTCTGTCCTAGACAAACTGATTGACTTAGAATATCCCAATATTTATTTTAGTATTAAAGGCTCTAATGAATATATTGAACAAGTTTCTGCAATAGGTAATCCAAGTGCAGTACCGGGTTTTACAACTTCTATGAAATCTCGTCCATTAATTATTGCAAAATTAGAGGAGTTCGTCAGAAATAAACTAATTACTATTAAATCTTTACGTTTATTAAACGAATTGAAGACTTTTGTATGGTATTTGGGAAAACCTCAAGCCATGAAAGGTTACAACGATGATTTAGTGATGGCTCTTGCTATTGCATGCTGGGTTCGAGACACGGCAATCATCGCTTCCAAGAGAGGAGAGGAGTTGCAAAAAGCGATGTTAAATTCTATGGTGTATACAAATACAGTTCTCAATACGAATATCAGAGGACAACAAGGATATAATAAAGCAAATTCAACATTTGATCCTACTCCCAAAGGAGGAGTCGAAGAACATAAACGTAATTTAGATAATTTTAGTTGGATTTTCAAAGGATAATATAATGGCTGACAACAAAAAGAACCCAAGAAACTCGCAGAGTACTCTGTATAAAAGGTTGACTAGACTGCTTTCTTCTCCAATCGTCAATAGACGTTCTCAAATGCAGAGAAGATATAAAAGAGCAGACATGGATAAGTATAATTTCAATTCCGCAATGGGACTGGACTTTAAAAAGACTTCATACAATCCGTATGACAACATGACTGCAAATATCATGGCAAACCAAAATCGTTATGAAAGATATTTGGATTTCGATCAAATGGAGTATACTCCTGAAATATGTTCAGCATTAGATATCTATGCCGATGAAATGACTACTTCTACAATGTTGTCACCTATGCTTAACATTAAATGCGCTAATGACGAGATTAAAACAATTCTCAGCAATCTTTATGAAGAAGTATTGAATGTGAATCTTAATCTTTTTGGCTGGAGCCGTTCTTTATGTAAGTTTGGCGACTTCATGCTTTATTTGGACATCGACTCTACAATGGGTGTTCGTCATGCTATTTCTCTTCCTATCGATGAATTAGAAAGGATTGAGGGAGAAGATAAAACAAATCCAAATTATATACAGTATCAATGGAATTCTGGTGGATTGACATTTGAAAACTGGCAAATTGCGCACTTTCGAATCTTAGGGAATGATAAGTATGCTCCGTATGGAACATCAGTGCTTGAACCTGCTAGAAGAATCTGGAGACAACTCACACTATTGGAAGACGCAATGATGGCATACAGAATTGTACGCTCACCTGAACGTCGAGTATTTTATATCGATGTTGGGAATATTGCTCCACAAGATGTAGAGCAGTTCATGCAACGTGTAACAACTCAGATGAAAAGAAATCAATTGGTTGATTCATCAACTGGACGAGTAGATCTACGCTATAATCCTTTATCTATCGATGAAGACTATTTTATTCCTACTAGGGGTGGCAACTCCTCTAGAGTTGAATCGCTACCGGGTGGTTCATACACAGGTGACATTGATGATGTCAAGTACCTTAGAGATAAACTATTCTCTGCTTTGAAGATTCCCATGTCATACCTCTCCAGAGGAGATGGACAAACCGAAGATAAGGCTACGTTGGCTCAAAAAGATATCAGATTCGCAAGAACTATCCAAAGACTACAACGATCTGTAGTCTCAGAGTTGGAGAAGATCGGATTAGTGCACTTATATACTTTGGGATATAGAGGCGATGATCTCATATCTTTTAAATTATTGCTCAATAATCCATCCAAAATTGCCGAACTACAAGAACTAGAACACTGGAAACAAAAGTTTGATATCGCAGGGGCTGCAACAGAAGGGTTCTTCTCAAAGCGCTGGATTTCAGAAAACATTCTCGGAATGTCAGATGAAGAATTCTTGCGTAATCAAAGAGAGATGTTCTATGATAAGAAAATGGCATCGATGCTTGAGAAGGCATCTGAAGAGATTCCTGCATCCGCACCTGACACTGGAGCATCTGGTGGCGCATCTGGTGGAGGTGGACTTGATCTAGGTGGAGACTCCGGTGGTGGGCTTGATCTAGGTGGAGATACAGGAGGAGACGCACCAGCAGACTCTGGTGGTGGAGATGAAGGTTCAGATGAAGGTGGGGCAGACTCTGCTCTATTGGCATCGCCCGGTAACAGAAGTAGAGATAAAGATGGTAAAGTCTCTAGAGGTGATGGAAAAGGAAGAAGAAAGGTAAAAGCAGTTAAAGATTCAGAGGCTGGAAGAGCAGCAAGGACAAATAGTACCAAAGCGGTAACTGATCCTGTGAAAAGAATGTTCAAAGATCCAGTAGCATCTATTATCAATACCGTATACGAGTCCGGAGAAAAACAGATTTACGATAAAGAAGAGAAGCAACTATTTAATACTAGTCACGACATAAAAGTGCTACTCGAAAGTATGGAGCCTAAAGAAAAATGAAATATAATAAAAAAAGAAACACTGCGTTTTTGTACGAAACATTGATCTTAGAGATGACTAAGGCAGCATTAAACAAAGACGAGGAAAGAAAGAATATCGCTCTCGATATTATTAAAGAGAACTTTTCTAAAAATTCAATTTTAGATGAAGAAATGGATGCTTATCGCTCCATCTTGGAAACTAAAGGTGTCACAAAAGACTGGGCGAACATGATTCTTCGTGAATCACAAAGAACCTACCTTTCACTGCATCCGGGACATGTGTTCCAGCAGCAGACTAACGTTATCAATAGAGTTAACAAAGAATTGGGAAAAGATACCTTTGGTAATTTTACTCCAAATTATAAATCTCTTGCCACAATTGGACAACTCTTTAGTGTCAAGACTCCAATTAAAACTAGAGTGATCTTGGAAAACAACATCATACAAGAGATGACAAGTCAAGAAGAGACAATGTCAGTTGAACCGGTTGATAATTTGGTTCTAAAAGTATTCGTTGAAAGTTTTAATGAAAAATATGACAGTCTTTTAGAAGAGCAAAAGGATATCTTATTCAAGTATGTCTTCTCATTTGCAGATGATGGTATGGGCTTGAAGATCGCCATCAATGAAGAAATTTCCAGAATGAAGAAAGTAGTATCAGAAAACAAAACTTCAGTGCCAGAACTGACAGATAAATTCGAGTCTTTGGGGCTAATGCTTGAATCTTTTTCAAGAGAAGCAATTGATGATAATATGCTGTTCAGGATTCTCAAGACTCAAGAGTTTTGTAAGGAATTAGTCTAATGTCAATTAAAATATTTGTAGGCGAAAAGTCCATCTCTAGAGATGCGAATAAACTTAGAGATTACAAGTTCTCTCTCGACATGAGACAGACACTTGGAGGAGACTACGTCATATTTGATCATCCAGATATTGACATAGTTGTCATGCCGCAAATGAAAAAGGTTGTCGCTTTCCCAAAAGATAGAATATCAGATATGACTTACGATACAGAGTCCAGACTGTTTGATTTTATGTGCAAGAAAGGGGTTGTCGCCAGAGATTCAATTCAGGGTGGTAATGTCTATGCTTCTTTGCAGGGGCTATTTGAGACGCCACCTAAGCCGACACCGGCAGAAGGAGCAAAACCGCAAGATCCTTTAGATCCACTTCAGCCAGTTCTTTTTGTTATTGGCAAGTTCATAGAAATGGAAAAGCCTAGATATGAATATATCAAAAAATTAGATGAAGAAGAGGAAGATTACTATACAGATCCTACAGATGCTAGTTCAACTGAACTAGGAGAGGTTCCACATGCAAGAGAAAAAGGAACAATCCGGCCGGGAATATATTATCAAGCATACATGAATAATAGATTTTATCGGAGATAAAAGATATGGAATTGCTCTGGTTTGTATTGACAGCCTATGGCTTGACTCAGATATTAGTATACGGCTCTATATTCAAAAGGTTTAGAGATTTCACTCTACAATATTCTACATTACTATCCTGCCCTATGTGTACAGGATTTTGGGTTGGAGTGATTTTATTCTTCCTTAATCCTTTTACAGAACTATTTACATATGAGTTAAATTTAGCAAATTTTTTAATTTGTGGATGGTTATCATCTGGTACATCTTATATATTATGTACGGTGTTTGATGATGACGGTATAAAAATTATGAGGAAATAAAATGAATATTAAGATCCCCAAGAAAAGAGCAAAGAAGATAATGGAAGAAGAAGTCGAGAAGTTTCTTAATGAAAACAAAGACTTAGATAGAGAAAAATTAGAACAATTTATAGAAAATAATACCAAGGAGAAATCGAGATGATTAAATGGATGCTACAACCTGTAAGACGATGCAAGAACGGGTGTTGACTATGAGTAAAGTATTATTAAGAGAATATTATGAAATGTGTGAAGGTGGAGTATGTCAAGACATGCTTACTGAAGCCGAGAAACGTTACGTCAAAAACGGCGGAATGATATTGACAGGTAAACTCCAAGAAGCCGAAGTTCAGAATGGCAACGGAAGAGTTTATCCAAAAAAGATTCTAGAAAGAGAGATGAAGAACTATACGATGCTAATTAAAGAAAGTAGAGCACTCGGAGAGTTAGATCATCCAGATGATTCAATTATTAATCTCAAAAATGCGTCGCATATGGTTACAGACGCTTGGTGGGACGGTAACAATGTTATGGGGAAAGTTAAAGTCCTTAACACACCGTCTGGTAAGATATTACAACAACTTGTCAATGATGGTGTTAAGTTGGGCATTAGTAGCCGCGCTCTTGGTTCTGTTAACGAATCAGATGGAAGAACGATGGTACAAGAGGATCTTCAACTTATTTGCTTTGATTTCGTTAGCGAGCCTTCTACTCCCAATGCTTATATGGCATTACAAGAAGCAAAAAATATCAGAATTGAAACAGATATTTTCGACAAGAAATACAAATTAAACAGAATGTTAAACGAAATCTTAGAGGATTAAATGAACAAGAGAGAACTAAAAGCATTAATAAAGCCACTTGTAAAAGAGTGCATTAAGGAAGCATTACTTGAAGAAGGAATGCTTTCAACTGTTATATCTGAAGTTGTTAAGGGAACCTCAGGATTGATTGTAGAACAAAGACAGGAAAAGATTGAGAAAGTAACAGAGAAAGTTTTAGAAACAAATGAAGAAGCAATGCGAAGACTTCAGGAAAGAAAAGCAACACAGCAAAATCAGAAGAGAAAGTTGTTAGATGCTATAGGCACAGATGCATATGGTGGTGTAGATCTTTTTGAAGGAACAGAACCATTAAGAAAAGGTGGGAACACAAATCAAAGAGCCCAACCACAAGGGGCTTTGTCTGATTATGCTCCAGACGATTCAGGAGTTGATATATCAGGATTGTTAAATATTGCTGGTGGTTCTTGGAAAAAAATCAAATAGAAGATAATTATAAGGAAAAAGAGGAATAAACTATGTCATCAAATTATAAACCGGGATTAGGAAACGTAGGATCATATCAAGTTTCTGGTATACCATTCGTGTTTAATGTCTCCGCAAGTACAACCAAGACAGCAACATTGAACCGTGTCACGTCAGAAGTTCAAATCACGACTTCTGGAACTGGCTGCACAGTGAGTTTTGGAGATTCACTAAGCACGACATACACTCTCCCCGCAGGGTTGTCAACTTTCAGAATCAAGTGCAAAAGTATTAAGATCATCACACCGGGTGGCACTACAGCGAGTTGCTGCGCTTCTTTGACTTCAATTGAGTCATCGATGATGCCAGTACATGCACAAACAGATTATGGATCTGTGGCATAGAACTACAATATAGGAAAACAAATGTCTA